ATAATCCTGTGGCGGATTACACTATGTCCGTCCGAGACTATGTCTTACGTCCTATGGCAGGCGAAGACAGTGGGCCGATTACAATTACCCTTCCACCTGTCTCAGAAGCCAAAGGGCGATTTTACAGCATCTTATGTCGAGAAGCAGATTGGATTAACTCCGTAACCATCACTGACCAAAATGATTCTGAGTGTTGGGGAGATGACATAGTATGCTACGATAAATGTGAACCAACACTATGGTACAGTGATGGACTCTACTGGCATATGTGTGGTGCTTTAAGATTCACATTTGATGATTTATTCCCTAAGCAACCTTAGCTTAAACTAACTGGAGGTAACAACATGCCTGGATTTTTAGGAATGAGAGGAGACGGTGACTGGGTAACAAACCAGCGCCCTGAAAATTGGAGAGAGCAAATTCTCTATCTGTACCCTAACGGAATGGCTCCTTTGACCGCCATCCTGTCAATGATGGGAAGTGAATCTGTAGACGATCCGCGCTTTCACTGGTGGACACAGTCTCAGGGTTCAGTAGGCGGAGATGTAGGTGGAGTTTATACCTTACCCGATCTGTCAGTAGCCTATGTAAATGGTGGAGTAGCTGGTGATGTTCTGTATATTCAAATCACTACAGTGCTTGCAAACTACATTCGTGAAGGCCATCAAATCCTTCTCCGCGACGCATCTGATTACCGCGTTGACGTAGTCGGCAAAGTAACTGGCGTAACCAGAGGAACAACCAACTCTGTTCTTGCAGTGAAGCTGCTCGAAGACGATGATAATTCACCTGATAATGACTTAAGTGAATGTGATACCTTCTTAATCATCGGTAACATGAATCCTGAAGGTGGGGAAATGCCTGATGCAGTTGCTCAGGATCCTACGGAAGTGGACAATTACACTCAGATCTTCCGAACACCTCTTTCCTTAACTCGTACCGCGCGCAAGACTCGCCTTCGAACTGGTGATCAGTACCAGAAGGCAAAATCCGAAGCTCTCGAAATGCACTCCTGGGAAATGGAACTGGCCTTCCTCTGGGGAATTCAAACTTCCAACATTGGAGACAATGGAAAGCCTGAACGTACCACTCAGGGCGTAATCAACTTCATTCGCACCTATGCACCAGCGAACGTAGACGATTACACTCTCAACGCAACCTACTCCGGACTCACCTGGGCCCAGGGTGGTGAGACCTGGTTCAAAAATATGCTGGAGCAGATCTTCCGCTATGGAGCGAATGAAAAACTTTGCTTGTGCGGTTCTGGTTTCTTGCTCGGCATTGATGCTTTGGCAATGGCTGGTGGGCAGATCAACCTTCAGCCAGCGCAGAAGACTTACGGAATGGACATTCGTACTTGGATCACACCCTTTGGTACTATCCACATGAAAACTCACCCACTGTTCAGTTACGATGCAACTACTCGTAACATGGGTGTGTTGCTCGAGCCTAAGGAACTGACCTACAAGTACATCGACGATACTTCATTCTACGGCGAAGACACTTCAAAGACCCATTCTGAAGGTTACGGCGCTCGTCGTCTTGACGGAACCAATGAGGAATACTTGACCGAGTGTGGTCTTGAATTTGGTCTTCCTCAAAAGTGTGCTGTGCTCAATGGAGTTGGCCTCCCTAACGCTGTTTAACATTAACTAGCAGGCTGAGGACTAATCTCCTCAGTCTGTTAAATTTTTTAACGAACTACACGAGGTAACTAACAATGTCAAATTTCGCTATTCCAGCAAGTGGGATCCCAGGACCTACGACAAGGATAGTTGTTGGAGATACAGTCGATAACTTAGCTGACGAATATGATAGTCCTATTAACTCTTTCCCAGCTATTGGTGCAGTAGTCACCTGTGAAGCTGGGGACGTGCGCTTTACAATGGGTGGAGTAATTGCAACTCCTACTATCCCTCCAACACAAGGCGCTACAGGTCTTGGACACATCCTTTACGAAGGTCAATCACTGGTCTTATCCAGTGGCGTTGCAGCACGAACCTTTCAATTCATCGCACATACTAACGGAACTGCGGCTACTTTGCAAGTAACTTGTCTATTCGAAAAAAGATAGGAGAAATAAGATGACATTTCCAGGTAGTTGGTTAGGAGCAGTTCCAGCGGCCACTACGGCTCCGGCAACTGCTGGGAGTTTTGGCGCACCTACTACATTGACAATAGCTGCTGGATTAGCAGCTAAGACAGTTGATACTAAGAACTTACTAATTGCTGGCGCAGGTGGAGTTGCCGATCAACTGGATCGTATTACTGGCTATAACGAAGGCGATATGGTAATTATTTCTCCTTCCGATGGAGCAGTCACAATCACAGTCGCTGACTCTGTTGGTATGAACCTTTCAGGCATTGACTTCACTATGGACGATATCAACGACTCAATGATCTTACTCAATCAAGGCAGTGATACTTGGAAGGAACTTTCTAGATCTGCAAATTAACAAAGACCGTTTTAAAATTAAACAGTCTTAACAAGGAGATTTATTATGAAGAGGTTACTTTTATTCTTACTCAGTTTTTTACTGCTGCAGTTTGGAGCCTTGACACTTGCTGCTGATGGTGATCCTGTACTTGAAGGTAAAGACATTACAGGAACTATACAATGGGGAACTGGGGGAATATTTGAAACTCCTTACTCCAGTGTAGTAACGATTGCCAAGGCTGGTGCGGAGTACACGACTATCCAGTCTGCACTAACTGCCAATGCAACTGCAGATACCCTATTCGTTATCTACCCTGGAACCTATGTTAATGACACAGTCAATTTCACAGCAAACAATCAATATATTGTAGGGTTCCCAGTCTCACCAAAAGTTGTCTTAATCACTAATACTACTGGCATCTGTGATTTCGGAGCCTTTACTGGCTGCGTTGTCAAAGACGTTAAGATGGTCATGACGCTGGCAGCCAACGCCTATGATGATTGTGTAACGGGAACAGGGAGCTGTAATTTCAAGTTCGTCCATGCTGAGACAATAGCTAGTGGGGGTGCTCCTACTGGTGGATCAACTGTCTACTATGGTACTGGGGACTTTAAGATTATCGAAGGTTCTATTGTTTATATAGATAGCTCAACAAGGGGAGGCCAAGGTAAAAAAGCAGTCTTAGTCGGTACTGGGAGTACATTCATGATAGATGATGTTACATTTACAGTAACTGGGAGTAGCACAAGTAAAACAATAAGTGCTGTGAGAAGTAACCTAGCTGGTAATGTGACTATAGATAAATGCACTATAAATGTAACTGATAATGACTCAGATGCTGCATATGCACTGTCTATCATAAATGGGACTGGTACTGCTGAGGTGAGTTATAACAATATTCATGTGTATAATAGTACTGGTGACGCAGCGGCTCTGTATGCTGCAGGTGGTGGTGCTGGAATAGTTATCAGAACTATGTACAATCATGCTCATGTAGTTGCTGGGGCAGGAACAGCAAACTCAATAGTGATTGTAAATGCAGACACAACTATAACTAGTCAACTAGATGATATTATTGCTCTTGATGGAGTAAGCAATAGTGGGAACTTTGTCATAGTTTCATCTGAAATTGATGGAAGCTTGACACTCACTAATGATATATCTGCTGGGACTATTGACTTAACCGATATCACAGATACCAACATTCCCTATATGTCAGGTGCAGCCGCTGGTTTTGCTGACTCGCCATTTACTACCGACGGGACAGACATAACCAACTCAGGTGACGTTCATGTTCAAGGTGGAGATGTGACAGTTGGACTTGTTACAGTGCCTGGAAACATCTGGATGCATGATGCTGGATCACTTTATCTCTATGATGCAGATGATGACTTTAGTGTCTCAATGGCTGTGACTGATGGAACGACCAAGCTACGATTACTCGGTAGCCTTGATGCTTCTGCCCAAGTGATTGTTGGATCTAGTTTAGTTCCAGACTCAGTTGGTGGAGCTACTTTTGGCCTAGCAACTCTTGAGTGGGGAAATGGCTACTTTCAGGATGGAGCTATTGTCTACTTTGGTAACGATCAAGATGTTAACTTAACCCATGTAGCTGACACAGGATTGACCACCAACTTAAACTTCTTCTCTGCAACTTATGGCTCCGACAGCTCTATCTCTGACGCTGATCTGCTGGCGATTGATGATGGCGCAACAACGACTATTGCCGTTGGCGGTGGAGTTGGATCACCTATTGCTTGGACCACTGCGACTGGAACTGGCGCTCCTGTGCGAGCTGGTAGTCCTACGTTTACTTCTGGATTAACAGTACCAGCAATTAATCTTACGGGCGGAGTAATTACCTTTCCAGCACCTGGCAATGGAAGCGCTGGGGTTAATGTTTTAGATGATTACGAAGAAGGCACTTGGACGCCGACATTTACATCTACTGATGCTACTTTTACTCATGGAACTAGAGTAGGAAGATATACCAAGATTGGAGACCTTGTTTTTTGCACTTTTTACTTACGGACGACTGCAACTGCTGGAACCACCAGTAATGGATTATCTATCTCAGCATTACCATTTACTTCTTTAAACATCACGTACATATCCTCCGCTGGGTCGTTTTCTTACATAAGTGGCCTTACAATTACTCATCCGACACTTATTGGTGAGATAGGTCAAAACTCAACTAATATGTCTTTATATAGCACAAGCAATCTTTCTCTAGCAAGTGTTCTAGCGAATAATTTAGAGGCGGCAGCAAACTCATTTATTGTTGGATCTTTTACATATAAGACTCCAACTAGTTGGTAAAGGAGAAAAATGACTAAACTATATATCATACTGATTGTTTTGTTTTGTGTGCCGTTAGCCAATGCAGGTGATTTAACGAAGCAGGCTGTAAAGGCTTATAGCGTGTCTGAAGATGGAAAGATAAGGGTTAAGGAGGCAATTAAAATCCTTGATGGCGATGATGTGGTGTCCAGGAAAGTTTTAAGTGTAGCACATATAGATCCTAAAATTGATTCTGTTGATGGAAAGGACGCTAAAACTATTGCTATAATGAACAAGGTCAAAGCTGTCAATATCCCCGTTTTGGCTATTACCGGTTCTGGGCTGGAGCGTGCTGTGACTTATGATAATTCCATTACTCCTTCTGGGCATGTCCAAGTTAGGCGAATCACTCGGATATATGATAATGGTGTTCTTGTCAACAAGCAATACCACCGTCATGTAATCAGCCCCGGAGATGATTACAGTAAAGAAGATTCATTATCTAAGGCAACGGCGGAGGCGGTACAAACACAGAAGGTAATTGATGACTACAAATTATCTGTAGCAAAATAGGAGACTTAAAATGGCAAGAGCACAATACACACCTGATGTCATTACCAAGGATGGGCCAGTTGTGGACGTTAGAGCGTTTGGTGATGCTTTGACTGAGGTTCCGATCAACCTGGCAATTACTGCGATTGGAGCATCGAACAAGGTTTTGCTTATTCCTTCTGGCGCTTGGACTATTTCCAACGCCATAACTGTTCCTACCAACGTGACTTTGCGTATTCTTGGTGGAGCCGTGCTGACAAATAGCTCGACCATAACTATCGGCGGGCCGTTAGATGTTGGTGAGTATCAGGTGTTTGCGGGAGCTGGGACTGTTAATATTTCTGCGACATCTAGCAAGAAAATTTATGCCAAGTGGTTTGGTGCAACTGAAGGTGGCGACAATTCTACCGCTATCGCAAACGCTGTTGCGGCGATTGCGACTGGAGTTGGTGTGACCTTGAGGATTCCAACTTCTCTGTATACCGAGACTGTATTAATCAACAAGGATGATGTTGTAGTTGAGTTAAGCGGAACCCATCATACTTTTGATGCTACATATAGTTTAAGTGGCGCACCTGATTATGGTATTTATAGTATCATATTTGCTATTACAGGAGACAGAGTAAATATCGTTAATGGGAGTTTTTATCAAGGCGGGTATGCTGATCCTACAGTGTTTGTCTGGTATGGAAGTGGTGTAAATGGCGGAAATACTGATAAGTGTAACTTCTACAATATTCCTTATTCTGGGGCCACGCTCGGAGTTGCTATCCAAACAAGGGTAAGCGCGTCACATATTAGAGTAACTAACTGTTACTTTGAAAATTGTGCTGGTTGTGTTTCTTTACAGTCACAGCGAAGTTCAGTTGATCACTGCACCTCGTACATGGATATTAACGCAGTTACGTCTGTGGCCGGTGCTACTGACCAACCTTTCGGGCTTGACGATACCGATCATAGTTCTATTACCAACTGCCTGTCCTACAAAACAGATGATGCGCCATATAGTGGAGCACATATAGGGGTCAATGCTGGATCGACAAACTTTACTATCGCCAACAACATTATCCGTGGTGTGAAGGGTGGTATTGGTATCTATGTCAATGAATCAAGTCATGGAACAGTAACTGGTAATGTAATAGATGGTGGTGGGATGGTTCCAGTTGGGGCGTGGATTCTTGCTAGGGTAACTAATGGAAGCAATAACATTATAGTATCAAATAACCTATTTCATAATCCGCCTGTGACAACTGCCTTTGGGCGTGGTCTTGAGATTGGTACTGGCAATAATATCTTGTCAAATAACCACTTTGCAATGGGTACTGATGGTTACACCTATTGTTGTCTTTCAGTCAAGCCTGCGACCACAGCAGGGGATTTTCTTGCTACTGGAAATATCTTTGATTGTAGTAACGCAGCCGTTTATCTTGAGTTCACAAACAACGATATGATACCAGTTGTTTTCAAGAACAACACTTTTGCTGGTGCTTCACTTACGCCTTTTCTTAGCACCTCGTTGCTTCAAAATGCTCCGCTTTATATTTCTAATGAAAGCTTTACTGTCGAGGCGGCTGCTTCTGGGTCTTTTAATTTTAATGTGGGGCTTAAGAAATTCTATGTTCCTTTTTTAAATAGCCGAGCAAGACACTTTCCGTTTACTTTCGGGAGAAACACCGTTATGCACACTAATGCTGTTCCGGTAAGTCCTGCGTATAACGGGGCTTCTTATGTGCAGGGTGATATCTTTTGGAACTGTGATGTTGGAACAGGTGGTTCGCCTGGTTGGGTTTGTATAACCAGTGGGACCTTTAGTGCTGCTTCGACAACTGGTGGGATTACCACTGGGACGGCCGCGCTTGTGGTAGCAGCATCTGCTGGGTTCTTTGCAGGCGACTATATCACGATTGTTGGCGTAACAGGAGTCAAACGGATAGTTTCGATTGTTGGAACTGCCGTTACGATTAATAGCAATGCGGATGCGACAGTGGCGGGTGCTGCTGTTGTTACGCCTGATCCGACCTTTGAGTCAATGGGAGTTTTGACGTAACGCTTTGGCTATAATCAAGTTTGTAAAAAATTTAAACGGACTAATAAAATGAACTTACTACAGCTTAGGACAAAGTTTAGGTCTTTATCAGGAAGATTTGATTTAGTCAATGAAGATTTCTCTGATAATGGTGCGGACTTCTTTATCAACGAAGGTAGGAAGTATCTTGATCGATTAGATGAAACACAGAAGTCTTGGGCTAGTTGTTTTCGTATAGCTGAGGTTGGAAGATTTAGTGCTTCGTTTCCTTACTGTAGGTCGATTAAAGAGGTCTGGTTGGCTACTACAAGTGCGCGGTGGCAGTTGGAGAAAGCAACTTTGCAGGACTTGACTGCAGGTTATCTAACTGGGTTGCCTAGCTCTCGTACCACAGGAACTCCGCTTTATTATTCACCTGCAATAGTTCGCTATGTACCTGAAGATGCAGACGCGGACGACATAGAAGCTTTCGCAGGATTTACAGATGTAGAGGCTGGAACTTATCATGAGTATAATTCTATCCTGCTTAACGTTCCAGTGAGTGAAAAAACTATGATCGACATTCGCGGTTTGTTCTATTCAATGGAACTTGTGAATGACACAGATAAAAACTACTGGTCAGAAGCTAATTCACTTTTACTCTACATGGCAGCTATGCGACAAATAGAAGTAACTAACCGCAATACACAAGGTGTAAATGACTGGACTGCTTCAATAAGGGATGAAGTACAACAGCTTGGAATGGATCTTGTTGAAGAACTAATCACTGAAATAGATCAAATGGGAGGAGAAGGCTAATGGCAAGTGTATCTGGAAGTTATCGTGTAGGTAATATACCGACTATTGCAGCTATTATTACATTGATAGATGCGCAGCTTACTGCGGAAAATGCTAGGATGATTGTGTTAGGTGGAGCGGCGACTGCTATTAGTGGTTCTATCTCGCTTATAATTAATGCAGAAAATGGAGCTGCTGAGTCTTATGCACATAAAATTACTATTACATTAAGCTGCCCAACATTAGCTGATACGGCTACTTTAACTGCAGCCTTGTCAATAATGGCAACTGCAATAGAGGCAGAATCTGATTATACAACTGTAATAACTACTTCTGTGTCAATGAGTACTTCAATGAGTAATTAGGAGGTTAAGATGAAAAGGCCTTTATTTAAAAAAGGTGGAGCTATAAATCAAGAACGCATAGAGCGTATTGAAAAAATAGTTACCAGACTTGCTCAAGGGAGTAGAGATTCAGTTAGTGCAATAATTACTCCATTTCCAATATCTAACGCGGTAATTGGAGATGATGTTGGAGGTGTAATACTTCGTTATATATTTCCATGTAAAGGTAAGATTACAAAAGGTTATATTAAACTAGATAAAAAACCAAGACTAGGAACCGCTATAAATGTAAAGGTCTTTAATGAACTAACTTCCGAGTCAAGAAGTATAGTTATTAACAAGAGAATTTACCAAGCAAAAACAGACCTAGATGTATTTCCAGGTGATTGTCTTGAGGTATCAGTTGCATCTGAGGATGATATTAAAGAGGTTTGGATTTCTATGCTTTGGACTCCTGATAAAAGTGTAACTGATATTCATAGTGTCTTGATTGAAGATCTAAACAAAATCACTGACAAGATTATTGAGGAAGAGTCAAATGCGTGAGTATGAACTTATAATTGATGAGGCCCTTAAGGCTGGTTTAAGTCCAGAGCAAATGACTCCGAGTAATTCTCAGCTACTTTATGAATGTCTTGGATTTAGATGTGGAAGGTTAGGTTTGGAAGCTGCGTTGTTAGGTAGTAATCCCTTGCCTTCTACAATTACTATGCACTACAACTGGCCTTTTCCGCAATTTCTAGTTGGAGATACTTATAATATATTAGTCATAAGGGACTTGGTTATTAACGCAGATTATGTATATGAAGTTTCAAGTGATTATTCTACAGTAACTTTAATCACTACACTTTCCCATGCCATCTATGGAATCGGCTCCTTAATGGAATTAGCAGACTTCGGCGAGTATGCTTTTATGACTAATGGAGTTGCAATGATCTATGGATGGAGTGGTTCGTGGACTGTTAGGTCAGCAGCTATTACAACCGTCCCTATGATGGAGACTGTCTGTAACTTAAACGGTCAAGCAGTAGGTGGGAATGTTTCAAGTGTCTGGCATGACTGTGATGAGACATTTTATGTCTGGTCTAGAATTGGGAGTATAGAATTTACTCCAGACCTTGAGAACGAAGCTGGTTATCGTAGGTGTCCTTATGGTGGAGAAGTTTTTCATGTTAAAAAATTAGGTGGAAATGTAATTGGTTATTCGTCTAAAGGGATTACTTTGTTAAGTCCAGTCAACGATCCAGTAGCAGCTTATGGATTTAATGAGATGTATGACTTAGGGATTGTTAACAAAGGTGCAATAGATGGTGGGAACCTAGACCATGTGTTTGTGGATGAGGACTATAATGTTGTAAGAGTAAACGATAAAGGAATTAATTCACTAGGCTACCAACAACATATGGTTCAGCTTGGTGAGACTGAGGACATCATAGTAAAACGCGACATTGTTAAGGGAGATTACTACATTGGCAATAGCACGAAGACATTCTTGTTATCAGCTAATGGATTGACCGAGGTCAACCAACATCCTTCTGCAGTATTCGGCGGAGGTTATTTACTTCCAGACACTGTTGATAGTAGATTGCCAATTATTACTACTGAACCATTTGATATGTCTTATAAAGGACAAAAGACAGTCTCCATAATCGAATCAGATATTTTCTCAGTCACTGGAGCTCAAGCGGCAGTTGACTATGCATTTGATCTTAACTCATGGGATAGTACAAACTTCACTCCTATCAACAATATGGGGATTGCAACTATTAATGCAGCAGGTGGTAGGTTTAGGTTTAAGCTAAAATTCACTGACATAAATGATGACTTTAGAATTGGCTACATGGGAGTTAGATATAAAATGACTGACTTACGTGGAATTCGCGGAGTCTACGCGCCACCTATCAGAGGACAGAAGTAAATGAAGACTTTAATTAATAAATTGTTACCTGAGCAAGTATCTGCCTTCTGGAATGTTATTAAGTATGCTTTGGAAGAATCACTTCCACCTTTCGTACATGATCATCCAGATAAAATGAATCGCGTTTTGACTTCTATCCTCTGTGGAAATATAGATGTGTGGGCTAGCTATAATAAATTACCAGATGAGACTATAAAATTTGAGAGCATTGCGGTTACGCAAGAACTATATGATGAACCAAGTGGAACTAAAAGCTTGCTTATTTATTGTCTATTCGGGTATGATTATATAGATGAAGAAAGCTGGACGCAGAAATTTTCTACAGTTATCAAAGCTGCAAAGGAACTTGGATGCGTCCAAGTAACTGCTTATTCTAATGTTGAGAAAGTTATAGAATCAGCTAAAAAATTCGGTGGAGATACAAGTTATACTTTCATATCCTTTGATGTTGATGAGACCGTTAAAAAATTTAACGGACTATTGGGGAGCTGAAGATGAAAATAATTACTAAATGTGTGATAGACATTAAAACGTCTAAAGTCATAGAAGAAGAATCTTTTGATTATATAGGACCTTTGGCTTTATGTAGTGGTGGAGGAAGTTCTGGCGCATCAAGTTGGCCTGAGTATCTCCAGAATTCACATGCTTCTATGTTGTCACATGGGACTGGTGGAACTCAGATATCCACAGATATCATGCAGACAATGAATGCAATGTATGATAATAGTCCTTGGATAGGTTTTGATGCTTATAATCCTGATGTAATTATGGGTGAAAGTGTTGCTGCAGTAGCTGTGTTTGCAAGTTTACTATCAGGCATTGATGAATTAACTGACTGGTCAAGGTTTTATAGTTTAGCAAAATCAACACTTGCTGTTCCTCCAGATGGGTTGGTGGTAGAAGATTTAGAAGTAGACGACGTAGATGTGACTGGTATAAGTGATTTAGCTATAGATGACATGACAGCTATTGATGATTTAGTAGTCGCTGATGCTGCTGGAGTTACAGACGCGGAAATTATACTTGATGTAGATGCATTCGCAGATCAACTAGATGATGAAATACTTACCAAGGTCCTTCCTCGATTTAAACGTGGGATGCAAGATATCAATGCAGTTGTTTCTTCAGCCTTTGTTATTGGATCTTCTAACATTGAAGGCTTTAGGGACAGGGATGTTGCTAAGCATAATTCAGTACTACGTGTAAATGCTGCTATGAAAAATGCAGATGTTGATGTGTCTAATATGAACAAAGATGTTCAGGTTGGACTAGGTAATATAAACAAAGATATTGATTCAGCTAAAGTTGATATCTTAAAGGACGTAGATGTTGGTAAGACTAACATTGGAAAAGATATTAAAATTGCTGAGACTAATGTTAATAAGGATATGCAAGTTGGAATTGCTAATTTAAGGAAAGACACTCAAGTTGGCGAGATAAATATCAAGTCAGCTGTTGAGTATGAAAGAATGTATCTTGAAGGTGCGTCACAGATGATGCAGATTTATGGGCAGAAAATATCTGCAAATGATAGTCTTGGCAGGATGACTGTTGATAGTAATAGAATTAGAATTGTGGGATATAAAGAATGGAAGGATATGGAGAATACAATAGCTGTCTCAGATGCCTTATGGAATATTGAACTATTTCAGTATGGGGCTAATTTGTTGGCTGCAATATCTGGTGGGACTATGGGAAATGTCACTGAGAAGCCATCTGCTGCAATAAGTGCAATCGGTGGTGCGTTAGGTGGTGCGAGTGCTGGTGCACAGATTGGTGCGAATACTGGTGGAGGTGGATACGGAGCTGCTTACGGTGCAGCTATTGGCGCAGTGTTAGGTGCTGCAGGTGGGTTGATTTCTAGAAATAATTCGTAAACTGTTTGAGGTGATTATTATGGCTGGTTTTGAAGGTTTAATGGGTTCGTTTGATGAAGCTATGAGAAATCCTGCTATACTCAATGTTATGGCTACTCTAGCTCAAGGGGTTAGTCCAAAGGGAACTGCAGGTCAAGCATTAGGTGCGTTAAGTAGTCAAATGATTAGGACTAAGAGTAAAGCTAATTTGCTGCAGAAACTACTTGGTGGTGGAGATGAAGAAGGTGGATTAGGTTTAACAGGTGAAGATGTTCTGCAGATGCCTGAGTCTATGGGCGGCGGTTTTATGTCTGGTAATGCGCCTAGTAGTCTATCTGGAAAGGGAAAACTTACCATGAGTGAAGATGGTAAGATTAACATTTCTGGAGATGAAAATTATATTAGAAACATATCAGGAATTGGTGGAAGGCAAGGTGGTGGACAGATCACACCTCAAATGTCTTCTCAAGCACCTATTCAAAATCCTACAAGTCAACCTAACAACTCAGCGCAGGCAAAGTATGCAAACCCTTTCGCGTCCAGTCAGCCTAGTTTGACAACTGCTGACCTGGCTGGACTAACTTCTGAAGATATAAATCAAGCAGTTACGTTAATGTTGGGTAATAGAGAACTTGGAAGAAAGACTACATCTGATATCTATGATGCTACTTATAAAATGGGGATGTTAGGGACGCAACAGAAAGATGCGGAGACTAAACGACTTACTGAACAAAGAGCTAGCGCGCCATTCATAGGTGGGTATAATAAATCTGAGTTTAAATCTTTACCATCAGATGAACAAGAGTATACTGTGTATAAGTCATCTGAAGAAAGTCAAAGTAGATCTCCTGTGTCTAGGCGGGAATTCAAGATGATGGAGCCTACGGTTAAGGAAAAATTTCTAAGATCTGCATTGAAAGATCCTGCGCTTAAAGGTATTGCAAAGGAACTGGCTCAGGCTGGAGTTACTCCACTTAAGGATAAAGTTGCTGAGAAAGGTGCATTTGCAGATGTTAAGTCTAAGAAGTACTTTACTAGTCCAAATGGCCTCAGTAAAGATGTTAATAAGTATATGAGTAGTGAGGAAGTTGGTAATAAGAAATTCATGCTTGGAGGTGATGAGGATAAAATATCTAAATTTATTGACTCAGAAAAGTCTTCCTTCATAGCAGACAAAATAACCTCTGGTGGTGGAGAAATAGTTGGTAGGAGAAAGGAAGGGTCTACTAGAATTTGGGATGTGAAATGGTCTGATGGAACTACCAGTGAGGTACGTTATGGCTTCTGAAGAATCACTATGGAATAACTTATCGTCAGATGATGAAGAGTCTAATTGGACTAATCCAAGTAAGTCATTGGCTAGTGAGGAATCTAACTGGGATAGCATAGGTAATGAAAATAAAGTTAATGCTAAAGATCCTTTAAAATACTCTTTCGAACCATCTGATAAATCAGAACCTTACCTGCAAAGTACTTCCGCTGCAGAGAAAAAGTATGGCTTGCCGGAAAATTTACTTAACCAGTTAATTAATACTGAGAGTGAATTTAATCCAGATGCGCTGAACCCAAGTGGTGCAACTGGCATTGCACAGATAGTTCCTAAGTGGCATCCTAAGGTTGATGCTACTGATCCGAACGCGTCCATAGATTACGCAGCTAGTTTACTTAAGAAGCACCATGATAAGTTTGGAGATTGGGATAGTGCACTAGCTGCTTATAATGCAGGGCCTAATAGGGTTAGTAAGGGAATGGATAAGTTGCCAGAGGAAACTAAGAATTACCTGGCAAAGATAAATGCCTTTAGAGTTAAGGAAGCTGAGAAGGCTAAGGTTGGGGAAGTTCCAGTAATTGAAGATCTTGAAACCCCTAAGTTTGAAGAGGCTGGTAAAGGAACTATCCAGGGCAAGTTAATGACTGAGCAATTAGCTCCTTCCGTTCAGGAGTTTGATACACTTAAAGCTAATCCTATTTTGGCAGAAAACTTTGTGGGTGAGGTTACAGAGACTTTACAAGGCTATGCTAATCTTGCAACACAGCCTATGGAGGTTATTAGAGGTGGTGCGGAGTTTGCATTGAGTTTGCCAGGATTTGGTCTTGGGGTGATAGGTGCTACTCAGAAGATAATGGAGAGGATGGGAAGGCCTTTTACATTTAATGACTTGTATGATTCTGCTAGTGAAGGTATGGAAAACTTGCAGACTTACTGGGGCGAGAAGATGGTTGAGCCTTTGCTTGGCAAGCCGTCTGCGGTGAGTCAGTTAGTTGGGCAAACAGCTATGGCACCGGCTATAGGCATCTCAATGGTAGCTGGGAATTTATCTAATGCATTTAGAGACAACCCTAATGTACAAGGATTGATTAAGTTCTTAGGTGACATAGGTGGGTTGGTTGCACTGAGTAGAATCTATCATGGTAGCAAAGCAGAGGTAACTGCTAAGGCTGAAGAGATTGTTGAGAGAGCAAAGGTTATAGCTAATAAAGAAAGTTTGTTAGACAAGACCTTTGATGAAGCTATTAAAGCTGCGCAGGTAGAAGTGATTAAGACAGAGAAGAATCAACTTGAGTTGGAAGCGAAGGAGTTGCAGAAGAATTTAGATTATGAGAAGATGATTAAGAATGATCTGAGTTCGAAGACTAAGAAAATTAAACAGATTAAACAAAAGCAAGGTGAGATTCTTGACGTTCAGGTTAATAAAGCACTTGAGAAATTACCTGATGGGAAAGACCGTTCAAAAATTAAACGGACTGAGGAAGTTAAAGTTGAGGAAGTAGTTGATGAACCGGCTACTGATCTTGACTTGGATACAAGTATAGTCAGAGAACCTATAGAATTCTCTACCCAAAGATCTCCATTCCGAGAACATGACGCGGAAGCAACTAATGCAATGCATAAGGTTTATGGAGAGCGTGAGAAAGGTGTGGCTAATGATCCAGAACTATTCACAGGCAAACTAATCAATGATGTTAATAGATACTTAAATGGAGAAGAAGTTCCTATTGAACAGGTTAGGGAAGGACTTAGTAGCTTGTCGATGAGGGCTGAAGAGATTAAGGATATGTTTGTGGAAGACCCAACGTATCCTATGAACTTTATCAACTGGCAGGAGATGGTAGGTGAGGCGGCCAAGTGGGCAAGGAAAGCAGAGAGAGTTGAAGTAGATCCATTTGCTGGTATAGATCTTAAGCCAGCCCCTAAGGTAAAGGCTGAACCATTTGCTCCAGACATTTGGCAGGTTGAGCAACTACAACAAACATTAAATGCTATCAAAGCTGTAGGTGATCCTATGGCTAGTCTTATACAGAACTTTGGTAGGGACTTAGGATCTAGGCTATACGATTCAATTAGTGATATACTTGGTAAGGAAGGGGACTTCCCTAAAGGTAATAGAGCTGAGGAAGTATTTGCAAATGCAGATCGTAAAATTGTTGAACGGACTGGTGAACCAAGTGTTAGACTTAATACTATGATTCCACTGGACGAAGTTCCTAGACAAGTTAGAAAAGCTTTAGGTGGTGCAAAGAAATTATTTGACTCAGTTGCAACTGGTGATATTTATAGGAATAAAAAACTATGGAATAAGACTGGTTACTGGCTTGATAAGGATGGAAACTTCCGTTATGAGATTCCTAACTACATAGATATCTATAATAAGAAAAATAAAACTAGGTTCAACTGGCTTAGGTTACGAGATGAAGGGCCGCAGAAACTTCCTGATGTGCTGAAGAATGATGAGCTGTATAAAGCAGTTCCTAAGTTAAAAGATGTAACAGTTATAGTTAATGAAGACCTAGCTTCTCAAGGTATGTATAGTAAAACAACCAACTCAATAATGATGCGTCTTGCACCTGACTTTGAAACCTTAGTACATGAAATCCAACATGCAGTTGAGTCAAAGGCTAATACAAAGTTCCAAGGCACTAACATAACCATGCAAGAAGTAAAGAAGATGTCTCAGTTTACTAATGAACTAATAGCAACTGCTAAGAGTCCTGAAGTAAAAAGAATGGCTAGGGTGTTTAGGGAAGACTATCTGCGCAATGCAACTAATCCAGACGCTGTGCCTATGTATACAATGAGTGATCTTTACAGGGAAGCTAAGAAAAGTCCTGATGACTATTGGAAGCTGCAGGAATTAGATAAGAGGATTTTCTCAGAAGACCCATTTGAATCTTATCAAAAAGATCCAGGCGAAGCATTGGCTAGGTTGGAGACTGAACGTAGTAACATGAGTGATCAGGCTAGGAAGAAAGAGGCGCCTTGGGAGACGTTGGATAAGATGTTAGAAGGTGAAGGGATTGAACCTTCAGGTGTGGAGCTTTACTCCGGCATACCAGTCGGCAAGGCTATTGATTTATTGAAAGACACAGTTAAGAAATTTAAAGGTAGAATAATCAAAACTGTAAACAAAGATCAAAGTCAGATAATAAAAGACATAGCTAAGCTGCACACGGAAGGTAAGTTCGACGCTGACATTACGTTTAGCAAAGGTGTAATGTGGAGAGGGACTGGAATTGAACCAGGGTTAAAGTTTGACAAGAGGATTGAAAAAGAAGGAGTTACTAAAGCTGATGTAGGGAAGAAGATTCCACTGGATGATAAGTCAATTAATTCTATAATGTTTGATCCGCCGTTTTTAGTTGAAGCCACTAAACCAGGTAAAGAACGAACTGGGATAATGGCTAAGAGATTCACCGCGTTTAGGACTGTAGATGAGATGTGGTCTTTTTACAAAGACACTATTAATGAATCTTTTAGAGTCCTTAAGCCTGGTGGGAAGTTGGTAACCAAGACACAGGATATTACTTATGGTAATAGAATGTGGGCGTCCTCTTCAGAGATTTACAACTTTGCAACCCAGGCAGGATTTAAACCAGTTGATAGGTTTATACTTGAGAAAGAGCACGGCATGCCACTTCCGCCGAATGTGAAGGTTCAGAAGCATGCTAGGAAAAGTCATAGTGACTTCTGGGTATTTGAGAAACCAAAGAAAAGTTATACTTATCCAGAACAAGGTGGAGTTAAGTTACTTGACATCACATCAGTTCCTGCTGAAGGTGCTAAAGCATTAGTGGCTGGTGCGAAGAAGTTAAGTGATTATACTAAACGTGCAAGGGGAATGAAAGCCTTCAGACCAGCGCAGGCAGCTAGGATGTTAAGGGAAGAATTTAACAGATCCTTTATTGATAGGTCTGGGAATATTAGAAATAAGTTACTTGATAAACTAGGAGATGATGGTTATAGCATAGTACAAAAAATGTACTTGTCTAAAGGTGCTTCGTCATTAGCTGCTAATAACTTAAAGCAAATGAGTAAGGAAGTTTATTCAGGACTAAGCAAGGATGGAAGAAGGATTTTAGATAATTTAATCTTAGCAGACCGCATGATAGACATTGGAAAGTATAAGACTGCTAAGCAATTTAAGTTTCCTGAAGGTCTTGAGCCGACTAACTCAGCGGCGTATAATGAGTTGTTTCAATTCATTGAGAAGATAGACGCTAAGACCGCGGCTGACCTAAAGCAAAGAGCGGGCGCGTACTTCGAGTGGATGAAGAAGCCACTTAAGGATTTGCTAGACAATGGATTGATTAGTGAAGAAGAGTTTAACAACTTAATTGCACATAATTATAGGCAGATTAAACTCGTGGACGTATTTGATAAAAGGTATCAAGCGAAGGTTGGGAAGAAGAAAAGGACAGTCTATGATTCAGGTATTGAGTCACTTGCAAGAGGGCGGCAAACAGATGTGTTTGAACCTTCTAGTGAGATTATGGCACTTGAGGTTTTCAATAGATCTTATGGAAGAATATTAAACAACAAAGCTAATCAATCATTGCTTGAGCTTGCTAAGAGTCAACCTGAGAATGAATTTGTTAGAATTAAGGAAAAGAAAGGTGATAAGATTCCTAGTGGGTGGGATAGAACTTTTGTATATGAAAATGGTGAGCGGAAGTCTATGTACTTATCGCCGGAGATGTCTAAGGAATGGATAACTAGCAACCCAGAGATGAGTTATAAAGCAAGTCAGATGTTAAGGTATGCTAGTCTTTCTCCAGTACTTAGGACATTTGCTACTGGAATTAACTGGGGATTTGCACTAGCGAATTTACCTAGGGACATTCAACATGTTTGGTTTACTGCTAGAGCATTTAAAGATGGTAAATGGGAACCTATTTACAATCCTAACATGCCAGTGTTTGCTGCACAGATGGGAAGGGACATGGCTAGTGTGTTTACAGATGCTGTAACACGAAAAGGTAGGTATGAAGAATATATTAAAGACGGCGGAGGGATGGAGTTCTTAGTTCATCAAGGTAGACTGTTGCAAAGAGGAAGGCACGTTGAAGGTGGGATTGATAAAGTCTATGATTGGCTAGGTTACTTTGGTGAAACTAGTGAGATAATGACTAGGCTTGCGATTAGAGAACGGGCAATTAGGAAAGGGAAGAGTAAGCAGGAAGCTACGTTTATTGCTAGGGATTACATGGACTTTGGGCAGGGTGGAGGGATTGCAAAGGCTGCTGATAACGCGTTTCCTTACTTGAATGCGGCTATACAGGGAACTAGAGGATTGTTAAGGTCTTTCAAACCAGGCAGTGGAAGTGCATTGAGTTCGTCTTATAAATTAGCACAGTACGCTGCACTTACTTCTGGCCTGTATATAGCCATGACCAAGATGCATCCGGAGACTACTAAGGCACTTAAAGGCAGCATAGACATGCAAAATAATCAGTGTCTTCCATTAGGTGATGACTTTGGATTTGAAGACTCAAGAGGTCAGATGAGATATCCTTATTTGAAAATCCCTATTGACCCAGGACAGAAATTTTTTAAAACATTCTTTGAAGCAAGTACAGATAAATGGTTAGGTAATGAGGTAGATGTTAATAGGGTAGTAGATTCGTTGAAGGAGTTAAGTCCTGCTAGCGTCAGTGAACTACCGCCGACCATTAGTGGAGTACTTGGATATGTTACTAATAAGGATTTCTGGTTGAACGAAGACATCTGGAGGAAAACTGACAAAGCATTTGATTACCCAAGAAGTAAGGAAGAGTACATTCCTGGAAAAACGCCGCAAGCTTATATAGACTTCGGTGCAACCACTGGACTTTCTCCAGAACGAACCAAGTTTGCAGTTGAAGAATTAGTTACAAATGGAACTGTGTGGAGTTACTTGCTTGGTCAAGGCTACGATGCAATGTTTGGTGATCTGCCGAAGGATAAGAAAGAAATGCACTTAGCTGAAACGTTAAGTAAATTACCAGTGATTAAAAGGTTCTTTGGTTTGACTAATCCTTATTCGCAGTTTGCAACTGGCATTAACGAGGCTAAGGAAAAGAGCGAGGTTGATAGATGGATTCAGAACAGAGGCCTTGACATGAGGGTTGAAGGTTATTTAGTTAATAAGAATGTTAGTCGGAAGGAAGTAGTTGATTACATAGCTGGGTTTAAGGATAAGAAAGTATTTGATAGACTTAAGGACAGGTTTGAATTTCAGCAGAAGATTAAGGATTTGCCTAATCGTTCTTTCTGGCTGCGAATGAAGAGTTTGAATGTAGAAGCCAGGGCAGAAGTTTATAAGAAAAGACTTGACAATGCAAGTGAAGAAGAACGCAGTCAGCTAATGAATGAGTTGCAGAAAGTAATCGCTATCGGTGGAGTTGTTACTAAGGGATTTAGAGAAGAAGTTAGTAAGCTACAATAGTCCGTTTTAAAATTTAACAGACTATGTGGGAAGCGAGATGTACAGTCCAACTTCCCACATTAACCTATTGGAGTTGAGAATGCCATTAGGGCCAACAGTACCCAAAAGGTTTCCACTAAGCATCACCTCCTAGTTGTAGATTTATTTTCATCCCTCATCCTCCTGGTGGTTGGGGGTTCATTTTAAGCAAAGTTATATCTCTGTTCTATCAATAACTTTGCTTATAATATCCAAAGACCTTTCGATATCTTCTAATCGCGCACGCATATCTGTAAATAGGGGTGGATATTCTGCTTCTGGTTTATCCTCTTTATCTTCTTCTGGTCTATCTTGCATTACTGGGGTGAGTTTATCTGATAGTCTAATTGCAAGTTCTTCAGAACGTGCAGCAGCTTCATTTAATCTATTGAGGATAATAGTCGCAATTGATTCTCTTGTCGGTTGATTTTCTTTCATCTTAAATTCTCCTCTTTATCTGAGAACGATATATCACAAGCAGATCCATCTGTATTAGTTCCTCCGCCATGGATTTCATATCCTTCTTTTCTTAATAGGTCTTCAATTTTATGTCTTTTTTCTACATGGATCGCGGGTATTATCTCTAATTTAAAATTCATCCTTTCACCTCCTGGTGTTGGGTTACTTCCCTAATACTCTAATCATTGTATCAGTTCCAGGTCTTTTAATAATCTCTACATACTTAGAAGCCTGAAGTGTAAACACAACCCTGTCCAAGACTATCTTATCCATGTTACCTTCAAATTGTCTAGCAAACTTCCACATAGGAATGTCTGGTGTAGAGCTGTTTTCGATAAAGACTATTGCGTCGTTGATCAAAGCAGAGATGTCTGAAGTTCCAATGCCTCGGAACACGGTGCCCATCTTTACCTCGACCTCTGCAAGTAAAGTTGCAGCGCGTTCTAGGTCGTCTTTGGAAATGATCAGTCCATTATTGCGGCTTGCACTGCAGGCCATTGATAGTGAGATTAAATGATTACGTCTTCGTCCACAGTAACCGTCGAATTTAGGACTGTAGAATGGAGGGTTCTTATCAGCTATATGACACCAGTCTGAGTAAAAAGATAAGGCGTTTTGACTGAAGTTCATGACTCCTGACATTAAAGAAATTTGCTCTAAGTCATGTATTAGATATTGTTGAAGTTCAAGTTCGCGTTGAGTAGTTGAAGGAAAGACTACGAGCTTGTTTTTCTTTTCTTCATTGACAAAGATGATCCGCGAAGTTAATCCGCCGCCAATAGCTTCCATTGGCATACTTGCTTGAATGTTGTCGGGAGTAGTTCCGGCTAGAATGTTTACCCAGACTCCTATGATTTCCTCTTTATCCCTTTTAATCGTATCATAAGACCAGCGATTATGACAGTCGTACCAGTCGCAAAGGGATGCAATTAGTTCTCTATTGTGATAGCCTAGGAATACAGTAAACTCATTGCTGAAGATACTTAAGGATGAATGGAATAGTTGTTCGCCAGTTGCTTGGTCTATGTCAGTTAAGTTAACTTCTTTCATGCGGCGAATTAAGGCTTGAAGTGAAGTAGCCTGTGAACTCATACGGATGGAAGGTATTTGCTCTATGATGTCGTAAGCATACTTCATCGCAGTTCCTTTGCCAGTTGCAGATGGACCAACTAGGACGATGTAGAAATTGGGATAGAAAGTTAATGAGATTCCTATAGATACTTTGCACTTACGCTGCATAGCTGAGGCTATAGTTGAAATCGCAGTCCACTTGCGGAATAACAAGGGAGGTTCAGAGTTTTCAGTTAGTAACATAAAGCCATCTATCCAGTCTGGTATGTTTCGCTCTAGATCAGACATAGTAAATTAGACTTCCTTTCCAATATAGATAACCTTTTCCTCTTCATCGAAGTAAGTTTTGTACTTGGTTGGTAAGGCTTTGTTGATGTCTTGTATGATTTTAATAGGCACTGGTCTTCCGTCCAGGGAAATTACTTTAACTGCAAACTTAGGATTGAGTGCGTTGAGGTAAGACTTTTGCATTGAGTTCATTATAGATCTCCTTTAGTTTATCTGCGAGTATTTCATTATCCCTAGGGACTTCTTTGCTTTTTAATTCTATCATATCATCTTTGCACATATTAAGTCCGATAGCTACATCGCATGGAGTTTTGATTTTAGTCCCATGCCATTCTAAAGGTGTCTCGAGTGAGGTTTTAATTAAGTTAATTATCTTAGCGTGTTCTTCCCATGGAACAGTTAAAGGAATCTGAAACACAACTGAGTCATGAACCTGGGCAAGCAACTCAACGTGTTTGAATAGGTCTTGGTTGTAGTAGATGTATTCTATTCCTTGTTCGTTTATCTTATCAGCACAAGTGCTTTGAGGTAACTGTGCATAGGCTTGACGGTAAGTATCAGCGCAAGCTCCAGCAGGTACGAATGGGTGGGAGGGAATGATAGGGCCTAGGAATAGACGAGTTCTGCCAAAGAGATTAGTTACAGTACGATTTTTCTTTAGCATGTTTTGAACTATAATGTGAAAGCCTCCACGAATCTGAGGGTAGCCGCGGTGGATCTTTTCGAGGATTAGTTTGGCTTCTGACTCACCCATTTCATTCTTAAGGGCAAAGGTTTTGTAGCCAACGTCGTAGTTAGTTGCGTGGTTTCCTTTCTTTCCCCAGAACCTTTCTGACTGGCGGCCATCGCCTAGTGTGGAAGAACCGTCCTTGCCTGAGATTTCATCGTAAGGTTTGCCAAAAATTACAGATGCAGTTAAACGATGTAAGTCAACTCCAGATTCAAATGCTTCTATTTGTGGGATGACTCCTCCGACGTAGGCAACTATTCTATTTTCAATCTGACTGAGATCGAGAGAGTATCCAATATATCCTTCATCGAATAAGAAAAATCGAAGGAGGTCATGTGGCCAGTTTTGTTGATTGCCTCCAGTGCCAAAGATAGTTTCTCCACTTGATAAACGACCTGTTTCAGCACCGACTGGTTTGTAACTGGATCTATATCTTCCATCTTTATCTATTTTCCCTATGTTAAGGTAAGTTGAAATGCGCTTGCTAAGTCCGCGAATGTCTAACATCATCTGTGCAGCAGGAACACCTTTGCGTGATAGACGCTTAAGTGCGTCTACGTCTGTGGTTACTGTATAACCTTGTGCAGTTTTCTTTTTATAAGGTTTGTGTTTTAGTTCTTTGTAAAAGTAATTAGCCATTTGTTTAGGTGAATTAAAGTTAATCGCATAACCTACTTCCGTGTTAAGTTTTTCCGCAAGATTATCTAATGTGTGTTGTTGCTCATTTTTGTGTTCTAACATACCTTGAACGTCTATTTTAATACCTCGTTCAGACATGTAGATTAGTGGCTTGATTAGCTTACGTTGGCGATTGTAAGTTGCTTCATTCCCTTGACTGCGCAGGATTGAGAGTTGTTTTGGTAAGGCCTCGACTGGAATAATTGAGTCCATGCCGTTGTAGTTCCACCACGTTTCCCAAGTACCGGCGCCCATCTTCATCCATTGCTTGCCGTCTTGTTTGTAGTAAGGAACATCAGTGTGCATGTTGGTTACGAAGTCTAGTCCAGCAGGGAAATCAGGGAAGGCTATTTTTTGTGCGATCTGCGTACAGTGTATATCACCTCCAGGGCGGATGCCGTACTTTCGGAATAGAAATTGCATGTCGAAGATGAAGTTCGCACCAACTTTGGAGATTTTTTCAGATTGGATTATCTTGGCAACAAGCAACATTATTTCATGTTCTTGGTTGGGACTGAAGTAATCTCCAGAATTGTCTCTGAACGGGATTGAGATGGATTCCGTAGGTGCATGTCCAAAGGAAATGCAGTCGACCTCTCCGTTAATGACTTCAATGTCAATAGCAATTGTTTGGCCTCTGCATCCGACTTCATAGCAATGATCAAGGTATGCGATGGATTCCTGAAAGCTAGGTTTAATAAAGATGTTACGTCCAATCCGCCGAATTTCTGGGAATGTAGATTCATACTTTGCACGGAGTAAGTCCTCGCAAATTAAAGGTTTGTTTAGGTAGTTGAACTTCGGTGGGATGAAAGTTGCTGGGTGGAAAGTTGGGATTACTTTAAGGCCAGGGATTAAAGTTGATTCAAGAACTGAGCCGCGCCACTTAGTGATTCCAACGCGAGAGGTTAAGGCAAACAAAGGTATGTTGCCGAAAGCTACTACGCAATTTAAGTTAAGCTGACTTAGTTCATGACCTAGTTCTTTAATGTACTGATAGCCATCAGCGGACACAGTTGACTTACCGTATTTGCCTAGCTCGATGTAGTGTTTAAGTGGACGGTCTAGGTCCTTGATTACGTTAGTTAAATATAAATCTCTACGAATTATCTTCGTCATTAACAGACATTGGTCTAGACCTTTACCAGCAGGACCTATGAATGGCTTAGGAGGTCTAGCGCGGATTTCTTGTACTCCAGGTTGTTCACCGCAACAGGCTAGCTTTGAGGCTACGTTGCCTGAAGGTGGAACGAATAGTTTTTTCATCTAATTCTCCAGTCCGTTTAATTTTAAAACAAACTATTTAACCGCATTAGCTTTGACAAGGAATGAGTCACGGTTGCTCTTTGATAAGTCAAAGCCAATAGGTGCCATGCCTAGTGCACTAGCAGCGAAAATGCCAACGCCTGAACCAAGAAAAGGAATAAATACACGAGAGCCAGGAAAAGCAAAGGTTTCATAGATGTCTCTCATTAACTCGATTGGCCGTTCAGTTGGGTGAGTCTTTTGTTGTGCAGGGACGGGAGGGAAGTTGAATACGTTAGTTGAGCGCGCCTTAGCTATGGCAGGCCGTCCTTTCCATGCGTAGAAGAACATTTCGTAAGAGTTAGGCAAGTGCATTTCTGGACGCTTAGATTGACCTGAAGGCTTAGTCCACACAGGACACATGCGAGTTGTTTCAAACCCAGCACTTAGGATTGACTTGTAAATTTCTGCAAACCAAGGCTCAGGTGCAAACCAACAGATTAGCCAAGAGTGATTAGCCATAACGCGGTAGCATTCTTTGAATACAGTATTCATTCCTTTCCATAGTCCATCAGGACCGCCGTTCATGTAGTGTTCGATTTCTATCTCATTGTACTCGCCTAGAGTGTATTGAGATTCTCCGTCTGTCTTCTTTGCATTGCGTAGGTCGATTGCATAGGGTGGGTCTATCTCAACCAAGTGTATTATGTTGTCAGGGATTTTCTTAACGCCTTCGAAGAAACTATTAACAACGTAGCATTTGGAGAGTTCGTGAAGTTTAGTGTTGGAAGTTTGAGATTCTAGCTTTTGCGCGATTGCTCCCTTGACCATTACTTCATTTACTTTCTTAAGAATCTTAGTTGCATCTGACGCGGTCTTGCAGTTTTCAAATAGCTCAGGAAATGTCTCACGTGCTTCCGCGCGTTTGATAGATTGAGAAATTGCAGCCTTTGAAATTCCACCTAACATCTCACCAGTGTCTGCGCTTCCCCAGCCAACTCCATCAGGTCCAGGTGCTTTGACTCCATGAAGTTCTTGTTGCATCTGATGGATTTCTAAAGTTAGCTTGTCAAATTCGTAGAATTCCATATCTTTGCGATGAAAGTTCTCAGCCTTCTCAATCATCTTCATTTCCAGCTCGGATAAGTCGCGGTCGTAGATGCGGCCAGGAATTAAAGTTACTTTGTTTTGGTTTAGGACTGTGAATCTACGTTCGCCAGCAAGGAGTAAGTACTTTCCATTTTCTAGAGATTTAAATGTTAAAGGAGTTGTTAGCCCAGACTCTTTCATTGAAATTTCTAGGCCTTCTAAGTCGCCCATCACTTCACGGGCGCGGTCTGAAATAGTTATTGATTCAATAGGAACCATCTCCACACGACCTACGTCAATCATTAGTTTATCCTCCAAGGGTTTTTAACAGATCAGCAATTTGCTCTGCAGTCATAGTTGTTGGGTCTACGTTTGTTACTTTCTTTTGCGTAACCTTTCGTGTGGTTTTAGTTTTGCGCAAAGGTACTCTGCGACTTAGACGAATCTGGCGGAGGACTTCTAAGGCTTCGTCAGTTGACAGGTCAGAGATTGAGTCATAGTTTAAGGATTCTAAGTCAGACATTAGCTTACTCCTTTAGTTTTTCTGCAGCTAATTCAGCTTGCTTTAATGAAGGTAAGATTTCGCGAGGTTTAAGTGTTCCAGACATAATGATTCCTATTGCAATTCCTCCGTGATCTTGGACTAGGTCAAGAACGTCGTCTAGGATTTTGGTAAACAAAGCCTTGCGCATGCCGTAGTTTTCAAGCAACCTATCAGCGCGTTCTTTTTGATCATAGGTTATTTCAAATGAGAACCTTGGCTTGTAGTCAGTATTAGACATTGGAAAACTCCCTTATTGAAATGTTAGAATTTTCTATTAGGAATAAAGAAAGTTCATCATAGGCTAAAGTTTGTTGAACAACTATCTCAATGATCCCTGCGTTGATTAAGGTACCGAAGCATTTGCTGCAGGGGATTACAGAGTTCATGTAAAGGGTTGAGTTGAGGACTGATACACCTAAACGTGCTGCGTTGGAGACTGCGTTTTCCTCTGCATGTTGAGCTGGACAAAGTTCCATGTGAGTTCCTGAGGAATAGCCTAGAACTTGCCTAGGACATTTGTCTTTACAATGAGGAATGCCGCGAGGAGGGCCGTTGTAACCAGTTGAGATTATTGAGTGGTCGCGGACTAAGATTGCACCTATCTGACGTGATAGGCAAGAAGACTTGGTTGATACAGAGCAGCAGATGTCGAGGAAGTAAGAATCCCAGGTCATTAGTAAACGTCTCCTTCGTTGAGGTCTAGTTTTAATTTATCATAGATGAACTGCGCATAGTGGGCAACTTTAATAATGTCCCTTAAGCTTTCTTTATTCCCTCTAACATTTGATCCTCTGCGATTGTAGTATCTTCGAATGTTAGTCCAACAATCTTCAATTGTGAAAGAATCAATTTGTTCAGCTCCTTCTTCAGAACCGTATTGTTCTAGTGTGTAGCGTTCTATATGATCAAGGACTTGATCGTTGAACCTATCCCATTGTCTTATTCTATTATACATTTAGTTCCTCCAAAGACCGTTTAAATTTAAAACAAACTTGGCAAGCCCAGCTTTGCTCGATATTTAATAAGCGTACTATGGTAGCACGTCGAGTTGTTTTCAGCCGGTAGTCCATTGAACCATCTTGCCAAGTGGTTAACTACTCGACAACTCTCCATTCATTTGAGAATAGTTCAATCATAGTTTCTTTCCACGGAACTTTACCATAACTACTTTCTACATAAAGATAAGGTGCTGTCATCTTACTGTTATCATCTGGGTACTGTGATCTAATTACTACACCATCAGCCCAGAAAGCAAGCCTCATTCCTTTGCCTTTTTTAACTTCTTCAAATGCTTTTCCAAAAGTCATTTTAAATCCTCCTAAATATTAGATTAATGCTGGCTACTAACCCTACCAAAGGCTGGAGCAATCTATTCCAGAACTTACATAGGTACGGCTTTCACCAGCATAAGTTAAGTGCTAACAGAAGATGTTTTCTCATCTCGGCCTGTAGTGGGATTTACAGCGGCCACCATTAACAGCACGCTGTTAGCACTAGTCAACTACCTACCAGTGACGTATTTGGAGACTGTGTTTTGATCTCCGTATTCGTCTGATTTTTTCACTCCAAGAATAACCCAGCCTTCGAGGCCAATGAGATCTTCCTCCCAGTCAAACGGGCGGGAGTAGTCAAGGTCAAATGCAGTGGCGAACTTTTTGAAGTCCCTAAGTGCAGACGCGGATTGCTTAGCATCTAATTTATCACGATCTGCCAGGTCCCAAAAGAATCCGGAGAACTCAGTGACCAAGGGATCAACAGGAACGTCGAAGACTGGACTATACCATTGACAGTCGTTTTTGTCACTAACTCCGCCTCTGACGCCGACGATTCTGGCTTTTACTTCACTTCCACGCGGAAGGATTTTAGGCTCTGGTGCATCTTTTATCTCTTGTTCCATTTCACTGTAGTCTGCTATTGCCATCTTTAAATCTCCTTAAAATAAACTACGTTTGAAGTTAACTTCCCTTTTCCTCTGCCGTTTTAAGATTCATCACCTCCTTTGAAATTTAGTGGTGGTTTGTCTTTCCAATCAAGGCCAGCTTTTTTAAGTAACTTTTTAATATCAGGGTCTTCGATTGCAGATAGTTTGCCGTTTCCTTTAAGGCGTGATCTGGCGATGTAGGTGCCAAGGGAGTCAATTAACATCTCACGTTTTGGAGTTCGTCCGCGTCCGTCCTTGCCAGTTAGCACATAGATTTCGTCGAATAAAAGTGGAATGGTAACTACAGCTTGTCCAGTTGTCAGGAAACGGTAGTTTACTTCTTCCCTAACTACTCCTGATTTAGTGTCTATGCTAATTACCTTGCGATTTTCCTTCAAGTGCCCAGTTAGGATAAAGTCACATGGAAGCCGCATTAGTTTCTTAATGTAATTAGTCATGTGAATTTTCTGTGGCATGTAGTCATGACGGTGCTGAGGTGATTCACCAGCGCGGCCCTTGGCTGCGAGGCCATAAGACATAACCGCGTCAGCCCAGGTGGTTGCAGAATCAAGACAATAAGTGCCGAACTTTTCAAAGTAACCTATTGTAAATCTAATGTCAGTGGCTTTCATCCACTTGGCGAATTTGTCAGGTGAGAACGGATCGTCTGCCTCCCATTGAGTGTCAGCTACTATATCGCCGCGCTTAATTTCATTGAGGAGTCCTTTAGTTCCTCCTGGATCGAAGGAGTCAATGTGAATAGGCTTACGTGCAGTTTTGAGTAACCAGGTTTTGCCTGAGTTTGTTTCCCCAGTAACTAATGCACTGTAGCGTTTTTGCAGTGGGTCACCTTCATAGTATTCTTTGACTTTTTCAAGTTCATTAATATAGTCATATGCCATTCTTATTCCCCTTATCCTCACATGAGTCACATGGGAGATGAATTGAGCTGGTTTTGTTTTCTAGTTCTTCGTCACTTAGCAAACGATAGGCTTTTTCAAGCACAGGTAAGATTTGCTTTAGTTTGATTAGGAGTTTTTCTAATTCAATTTTAGTCATTTAAACTCCCCACGTTAAGTTCATTTTGTTTGTAGTCTCCATTGCACTTGGGTCCCAGAACTCGCGTTTGAAACCTAGAGGAACAACTTGACACCGTTGGAGAGGGTTGGTCCAGCTTAGGCAGAAGTCATGGTAAGGACAGCCTCGGTAGTCAGTGCATGATTTAGGGTTCATATGAAAGGATTGGAGGACTGAGTGAGAGTCAGAACAACTCATTAAACGGTTCATGTCCCTATCTAGGTCGTCTAAAACATCTAAAACATTCCAAAGCCAGACGTTCATCTGCTCAGGAGTTTTAAATGCAGGAACTCGTCTAAGCGTAGCGTGGTTTCCAGCAGGCCGGTTTGCAGAGCCGCGTTTTAGGTGTGCAAATCCACAGCCGCAGAATTCTATACCTAAAATCTGATCCATAGGAAATAAGCAATATAGGCAGTGAGTGTAAGTTCCGTTCTGGAGTCCAAGATGAAACTGCTCTGCCCATTGGTAGCCGTTTATGTAGCGTTCACTTGTAGTCTTATGATCCCATGAGAAGATCATTCCATCTTCCTTGCGCCGCATTATAGAGTCCATTCGATAGTAGAGAACTTGAGTATCGGAGACAGGAACCGTTCCTGAGATTTCAGTCATCTTGCACCCGTCTATCTCAACAACTTCATTCTCCACCAAGTCAAGTGACTTTTCCTCTTTAAATTTAATCAGCGCAGTTACTACGCCTAATGGGTCTTTTGGTGTATAGATGTTGTCTGTCTCAGGATCAAAGACTTCTCGATATTTAGTAATGAACTTCTCATAAGCTCCTGCTACATCATCGTAGCCGTTTAGGAGTTGATATTCCCTAGCCTCATGCCAGCAAGTGCCGAAGTGAAGATCATGTGCAGGCATGTCGAGTTTCCAACCTAAAATGTGGGAGAAGAAATACATTCTAGGGCAAGCCATGTAATCGGTTAGTTTGGACGAGTCACGAATGTGCCAGGTTGGGTCTTCTACAATTGGTAAAGTCATCTTATCTCACTTTCGTAGTAGATGTTGGTCGAGAAGTTCTTGGGTCATCTTTAGGATGCGTTCTTGAGTTTCCATAAAGGCTTCGGTTAGGTTGTTAGTTTCTCCAATAATTGTTCTGCGCTTTACTAGGTTATTAAGTGATTCTTTTCTCCACCTTTTCAAAGTTCTTTCTGTGATTGGCATAGTTTAATTACCTCCTCTGTTTTAGATTCTTTTTCAAAAATTATTAATCCTTGTAATACATTAGGTTCAAGATAAATTCTATCAGTTGGTTCACTGTGACTATTTGCATGAAGCCATATTCCGAAGCCGTCGAAGATAGCATAGACTCCATCGCCAAGATAAGATGCTGGTCTTTTAAATTCACCATAAGTTATTATTTCCACTTATTACCTCCCTAGAATACATGATTTCTCTCAATGTAGTCTCCATTTTTGTACAGCAGTAAATTAAGTCCTCCGTGTAAGTGTGAGAAGATTGCACAGGCTAAAGAGTTCATTACGTTAAGGGCGCAGGGAACTATATAATCGCCCTTGGAAGAATTCTTTAAGATACTAAAGAACGTCCTGTGCATGTTGTTAGTTGAATAGCGATTCATAGGACCTTCGCTGAGAAATATCACATTCCCAAAGTCCTTTGCCGCGCTAAAATCATGAGATGATTTGTTTACAATGTAGACGTTAGCCTTGTCCATTAGGTCCTCGTTGTTAGTCTTCAATTAAGTCATTTACTGGAGTTGTGTTTGACATACCTTTTAAATTGTGTAGTAACGAATCAGGTGCGGTTGACTTTACTTGTTCAGTTGGTCTTCGGTCACGTAGGTCTAGGTCTTTGTTAGGTAGACGCTTTGGTGACAGTTCGTTTAATTTTTTTACAAACTTATTCTTATCCTCAGATGGTTGGAATGTAGGGACTTCCAACGGAGTTATGTCGAACTCCACTGGTTCATCTGTACATTCGTGAGGAGAGATTAAGTCTATAATGCGTCCATGAGTAGGGATTGCTTTCTTGAATACTTCTAGGCGTTTCCCACAGTTGGCGCAGAAAGTTAATTTAGACATCTTCTTCTAACTCCTTAATTTCCACTTTGAATATTTCCCAAGTTTTTGCGTTAGGTGCAAATCCAGTAAGTGTGCATTCAAGTTCAATTCCGACCTCTAACAATGCAGAAACTTCAGACGAGAATTTCTTCGGCACGTAGCCTATGAATCCTGCCTTGTCTCCGTTGTCGAAGTAGATTTTAATTGCATTAGGATCGAACTTGTTCTCAGGCTCAGGGATTAGTTGAAGTGTGTTTCCTTCAGACATTGAGTTTAGGACATTCTTGTATTCATGGAACTTCACACCTGCTACGAAAAATTCTCTTTTATCAGACATTCTTTTTCCTCCTCTTCATTGTCAAGATATTTCTTACTATTGCTTTGCAACTCTTGCATAAGTAAGTTCCTGCACTTGTTTTGCCGGACTTCCATAGGTCAGGTTGGCAGAAGTTACAAGACCTAATTGAGATTGGTTTAGTCATCTTCGATTACCTCTATGTTAAAAGTCCCTTTGGGAATTTTCTTATCAGTTAAGTGTTGGTAGTGAACTATTGCACGGAAGTTGTGGAGACTTTCCCTGATCTTCCAAAGCCTAGCTTTTTCCTCAAAGTCTAATCCAGCACTTACGTTGAACAAGTCACCGCTTTGAGAAGACATTGTTAAGGCACCTATGCGGCCTTTAGGAACTCCGTCCTTAGAAACTTCCTCGACCCAACCTACTATGGCATATTCATCTTGTTTCTTAGGTTTAAATTTCATGACGAAAGTAGAGCGTTTCTTTTCATAAGGTGCATTTGCGTGCCTTATGATTATTCCTTCGTAGCCGAGTTTAATTACTTGATCAAAAGTTCTTTTTACATCATCTAGTGATTCGCAGATCCAGAATGGTGAGACAACTAACCAAGGACTAAGCCCGCGTAGTTGCTCAATAATTAAGTTTCTGCGCATTTGAGGTTGGTCGTTGACTACGTCGAAGATGTGAAATTGAATCTTTTTATGCTCAGGATGAATGTTTACGGTTCTTGAAGTTATGGAAAGTATTTCCTCAAAACTCATTCCGTGACAGTAAAGTTCTCCGTCTAGTTCTGCAGTGATTCCTCTAAGTGCTTCGTTAAGGTGAGGAACACTATAGACTACGTTTTCCTCAGAACTTAACAACATAACTTCATTACCTTTAAGTCCTGTGGTAATAGGTATGCTTCTGCACCTAACTCCATCATACTTGGGCTGCACTATGTAAGGCGGAGACCACTTAGCTAACCTTTTCTCTTCAAACGGATAGCATTTTTGTATCCCCTTCCACCTCTGCCATTTACCTGCCATAGCCTTTTTCCTTTCTATAAGAATTGTAGGCTTCAATGACTGAGTTTTTAAACTTAATCAAATCAAATTCGTTGGATAGGTAAAGAGTGATTTCTGGACAGTTTATGTTTGAACTGTAGAGTGAGATATTAATTGGCCAGTCGTCTTTGTCAACTCGGAGATTACTAGAATGTCTGATTTTAAACTTAGGACCTTTTCCTTTCTCGCAGAAGAAACTTGCTGAGTTAAATTCCATCTTATAATCCTTTCGTAGTTTGTTTAATAATTTAACGGACTTTTAATCAATTCTAAGATGTACATTTTAAGGAGTTAAAAAATTGCCCTGGTTAGTGGCGCTTGACAACTTCATCCTTTGCACCAACCAGGACAACCCGAGCAGGAGGTTAGATGAATCTTTTATCCCTTCAGTTCCGCAGCCCGTTTCTGCAGTTCCTTGATCATCTTTACCTGTTCCTCTGCAGTTGCTGACAGAAACTGAGCCTGATAAGCGACTGTAGGATCAACAGTAGCACCCTTAGTGGAAATCCCTAACTTAGCGGCTCCAAGCCTGGACTGAAGCTGATCCTGAGTCTCACCTTTCTTCATCCCTGCGCGCATGTTACCTTGGAGCGTCACTACCCAGGAACCATCACAGTTTGTGGAAACTGCCTCATCTCCAAACATCTCGATCTTTTCCTTGGCAGTTGCGCCAGTCTGAACTGTAATGCTGAAAGGTCCGAGTTCGGGAGTGTTATTCTTCGCGTTAGCCGGTACTTTTGCAGTTACTACCATTGCTTTAGGCATTTTTTATTCCTTACGTAAGAGTTGGATGAAATAAGATAAATTTTAGTAAATTGTTGAAGAAGTTTGTTAGGGCTAAATCATAGGCAATCACCTTCCTTTCGTTGTCTTGAGTGATTAGTTGTGGCATGGTGCAAATTTGATTCCTTTATTATAGACCTTCTATGACGTAATGTCAATGTATTATTTGGTGCATTTAACTCCAGTTAAGCCACGAGATCTGGAATGTAGTCTGGTTCGAGACCAAACCAATCTTCGCAGATATCATAGGCATCTTCGCCATTTGAAAGGCGATTGTTTAGATCTTCCCTAGCATCTGAAATTAGTTCATCTGCTTCTTCTTCAGACATATTGTCTCGATTAATTAAGACTTGTTTTATGCTTAGCATTTTTTACTAGCCCTCCCAGCGTTCCATGCATAGTGTGCGATGTCCTCTAACTCCGGCGCTTCAACGTGAGCAGATACAAAGTGATCCCACCAAGTGGCAAACTGAGTTTGACTACTAGCATAGTCCACAGTTGGAACTTCAAATAGCTCATTGCTAAGACCTGCAAACCAGTTACCGTTCTTGTTAAACACTTTACCTTCGTTCTTTAATGTACTAAGTGTTCCACTGATACTTTGTTGAGACCAGCCGCGTTCTGCTTCTATTGCCTTAACCTTAACCCCACCTAAGTCATGGTTGATTAAGACTGTTTCTAAGATAACTTCCTTCTTATTCATCCCTTAATCCTCCTTCAGTTCAATTCCTACACGTTTAGCCAATGCACGTACTTGATCCATAGTCATTTGCGCAGGCTCGATTTTGGTAGGTTTGTTAGACTTCCTCTTACTTCCTGGTTTAGGGCTTGGAATTCTAGTAAACCTTCCATCTATTTCAGCCAACTCTAAATCAAGCTTCTCATAGGCTAATGTAGCCTTATGACATTCAGTCATTAATAAGTCAGTTTCTTTCTTACTTGCAGAATAAGTTTGGTAGGATTCAAGTTGGATAACTTTAGCAATCAACCTTTGATGTTCTAAATCTCTAATCCTTTCTTCTAATTCCATAGTCTTAATCTCCTTTCATTTAAGATCGTTTTGAAATTTAACGGACTATTGAACCTCCAAGTGCACTGAAGGCCCAATAGTAACCAAATGCTATGCCGATTAGCAAGATGAAAAACTTAACCATTACTGACTTTAACATGATAGTTCAAACCCCATACTTTGTGCGATCTTTAACTTGTCATTGATAGTTAATTTATGAGTCTTACGCTTGGTATAGTTATTCTTCCTAACCCAAGCATCTTTAGCAGATGTTTTAATTATTCTCTTTTGCCTAACTATCGAGATATTATATCCTAATATAGTTACTCTAGCCATTAGACATTACCTCCCTCTTCCCATTGCTTATCAAGCCATTGATCATACTTGAAGTCATCTTGAATTTCCGCGAGTTCCCTGGCTGCTTCTGCTAGTTCATTCTCATCTTCGTAATCAAGCGGACAAAGGTCAGTTTTACGTTTAGTACACTCTCCGTCCCTATTTTCAAAACTACATCCAGAATAACACATTAGTTAACCTCCAAACACTTCATCTTGACACGTTTGACAAAGACCTGAAATAGTATATTCTTTGGCAGACAAGGCATCTTTGAAATTAACTGCAGGTTGAAGGCAGAAAGCACAGACTACTTTACTTTGACTCTTTGTCAAGGTCTGTCCTGAGATGTTTTCCGCGAGACTGTCAACGAATCCTTGCATTTGTTTAGTCCTTTTCATACTAACTCCTTTCATATTGAGTATTTACAAAAACTCCATTTCACCCGTATAATATCACATTTAACATGAGATGTCAATAAGGCATCAAACATTAAACGACATACTTAACCTTTCCAGTCCGTTTTAAATTTAAACGGACTAAACATTCCTAGCCGCTTGCAACTTCATAATCTCCTCCACATTCACAGGTGCATTTTCCTTGGCAGCCACTTCCTCTTCTCTCACCTTATTATACTCATCTAATTCACTCTCAGTCATATTTGACCTTAGTACATTCTTCTGCACTTCCCCAGGTTCTTCTGGTAACTTTCCAGTTTCTCTATAAGCCTTAATAGTATTATTCAACTCAACCTTTCTAGCTTCTTTCTCCTTCTTTTCTTCCTCACTTAATTCTACCTCAACCTTAACATCTCCATTCATAGCCTTCTGCCTCTCAATCATCTTCCTAGCCATCTCTACATCATCAGCATTAATCACACCTTCATAAACACTTCCTACATCGAAAGGTTCCACACTATGCTTATTATTAACCATGACATGTGACCTAGGTACAAGCTCCCTAGTATCAATTCCCTGATCTCTTAAAGTCTCAAACATAATAGCTGTGCTTATCTTCTTCATTGACCTTTTACCTAAGCTCCTTTGATAAAGTCCTTTCTCAATCAAGTACCTATGAGCATCTGCTACACTATCAATTCCTTCAGGCACTTTTCCATGACTATTTAGTAAGTTACTCAGTGCGCTAACACTCCAACTTAATAACTTACTCATACTACTAATCTCTACATTCTCAACCATCTCCCAATACTTACATAGCCTTGCCAGATCAACTATACTAATCCTTCCTTGTACTGGCACACTACTTTCTCTTCTAACATTACCTTCCATCAAAGGTTCTTTTTTATCTCTTATCATAATACTAACTCCTTCGGACAGTTGTCCTTTCTATATTGTTTGGCTGGAATGTCTAATCCAAGTTTATCCTTTAACACTAACCTAACACTGTACAAGTCAGTTATTCTCTTAACCTTACATAGATCACATATATCTATAATCATCTCTGCACTCTTATTAATCACCTCCTTATCCTTACTTCCTTTATTAACGTACTTCATAAACTCTAGCAATGCATTAGTTCTAATCTCACGTATTCTCATAATTCCTCCTCTTCCTCCATTAGTGGTTTGCGGCGTATTAATTGTTTGCATTGTATTAATGTATACCTAGTATGCTACAAATGTGTAGCGCATCAATCATACACGTAAACACGTAAACAAGTCTACTCTCATACAATGTATATTGTATATAAGTAATCATGTATATATATTTTTATATACCCTACACATATAAGACAAACACATATTACATTAAACATTACATACATTATAAACATACTACAACTTAATGTCAAGGTATTATATGGTACATTGTTACACTAAACCAATCTATTAACCAACTAACTCCTAACTTCCCAAGTCTGTTAAATTCCAAAACGAACTTAAGCAAATAGTTAACTTTAACTTGCATTCCAAGTAGAGTTGATAGTTAATTAATAGTAGCTAATAACTAAAAAAGGCCTATGAATTAACATAGACCTTTTTAATTAAGTGGCTTATGGTTCTTTTAAATTACTTACTTGCTGCCTTTGCCATTAGGTCTGCAAAGTAGGCCGCTTGTTCTTCCTGGTTCATAGTAGCTAACTTTGCTACCATTGCAGTCTCAGGATCAATTTGAGGTGCCTTGCCTGGTGCCTTGGCATCTACCTTGATAGTTTCCTTGTCAACTAGATTGACATAGTTCTTTCTCCCACCACTTCCATTCTGCCATGATACTACATCCTTATCAAGTGCCTTCAGGAAGATATCCTGCAGCGTGAGACCGTCATACTTCATTTGAAGTGTAACTGTCTTCTTATCTCCTGCTTTTTTCGCATCTGCATCCGGCGAAAGCTCAATTGTCTTGTTCAACGTCACGTTTTCAACCTTCATATTCAGATCCATAATTTACCCCTTTCATATCGAGTATCAATTATGAACCATAAGCCACTCCACATGGAAGTAGTACAATACTCCCGCCATGCTTTTTATTAAATTGTCAAAGATCATTAAAAACATCATACCTCGAAAATGATTTTATGTCAAGTTTTATTTCATCAAACCAAAGGGGGATAGTTCATTCATACTCGCGGGGGTTACCTTTCCTACATTATAGAAGTAGAATACAAAACATCCTAAATGGTACAATTGGTACAACTACGTTGCTGTACAGAGTGTTGATTAAAGTGTTGGTTTGATGATACGCAGTTTTTTAGTTGGTAATTAAGATCGTTTTATTTTTTAACAAACTGTGGAATATTAGCTAACGAAATGTACTGAAAATTACATTGACATTTATGCTACAAACTGTTATGCTTTAACCAATGTAGGAGAAATAGATTTTATGGAGTTGGAAAATGCCAGAAGTTCAAACTAGAAATAACCTCTATGGATTTGAATATCTCGAACCGGACAAAAGGCGTCTTAATGAAGGCCAAGAACGTCAATTTGAAGTTAAACAACTTTGGCAACGCTCTCATGAAATTGTCAACTTGTCAGCGCGCGGTTATAAGAATGTTGAAATAGCGCAGATACTTAACATTTCCCCAGTGACAGTTTCTAACACTCTCAATGGAAAGTTAGGCCAGCACAAACTATCTGAAATCCGCCAGGAACGTGATGCAGATACGAAAAAAACTATAGAAAAAATCAGAGTTCTGACGGACAAGGCACTTAATGTTTATCATGAGACATTTGACAATGAGTCTGGAAATGCAACCTTGAAAGACCAAATTGCAGTTGCAAACATGGTTACTTTGGAACTCAGTGGATTGCGCGTTCCAACTAAAGTTCAAAGCCATTCAATTCACACTGCATTGACTAAGGACGAAATTGAAGGGTTTAAAAAACGCGCTACATCCGCAGCTGATAACGCAGGAATAGTTATAGATGTTGAATCTTCCAATGGAGCAGTTGCTCCGTCCACTGCATCCCTGGTTGACGCTGGTACTATTGCTGATGAGAGAGTTTCTGAAAAAATACTTTGATTTGTTGATGATTAGTTTGCTAATGGCTTTGAGCTTTACAGGTTTGTTAGTTATTCTTTTCCTGGTCAAACATTATGATTAAAGATATCTTGGCAATGGCAGTGGTTGGTGTAGTAATGACAGTCGCGGTTCCAATCTGTTTTGCGGCGGCAGTTATCTGGCAGCTTTGGGAGATAACAAGTGAGAATAAACAATCTAAGTCCACACCGCATTGGGCGTGATAAGTGGGAGCGTTGGCAGCATGTTAGTAGGTTAGAGATTACGTTTACTTGGGAACAAATTAAGTGGTTTTTCAACTGGCTATTCGGCCGAAAAGGGAGATAAGAAAATGGACTTTATTCTAAAAATGGCAATACCGATCATAATGCAGCTTGTTGAGCAGCTTCTCAGTGCAGAAAATATCCAGAAGTACGGAGATAAATTATTTGACTTTATTGAAGCCGCAGTTAAGTCAAGCGATACAACTATTGACGATATGACTGTATTACCTTTAATCAAGGCTCTGAGGATTGCACTGTCTATCCCTAACGATTAGATCGTTAAATTTCAAAACGGACTATTAATTAACTAATGGATGAAGAACTTAAAAAAATCCTAGCTTCCTGTTCAACTTCAACTCGAATGGTTGCTAAGACTTTCTTCCCTGAACGCTTCAACAAAGAATTTGCTGAGGAAGTTCATGGGAAGATCTTCGACCTCATTGACGGTCCTGAGAATCAAATAGCCATAGCTGCGCCCCGCGGCTGGGGGAAGACTTCAATAGTCGCCTTAGCCCTAATGGCTCGTTACATCCTCTTCCGCCACACAGGCTTCATCTGTTACATTAACAAATCTCACGAAGCAGCTTCACTTCAAACCGAAAACCTAAAACGTGAGTTAATAACTAATCGTACAATTCGCGGAATCTTCGGTTCAGTCAAACCTTCCAAAGGTGAAGGGAACGATTTTGAAGAAGTTTTTAGTAAGAAGTCTTGGGTAGCTTATGATTCACTAGTTTGGCCGCGCGGAGCTGGGCAGCAAGTTCGAGGCGTTCTGTTCAAAAATGACCGACCTGGACTATTCGTCATAGACGACCTCGAGGACAAGAAAAAGATAATGAACGAAGACCTTCGTAAGGAAATAAAAAACTGGTTCTTCTCTGACGTTATCGAGGCCGTTCCTCAGTTACACAATGACTGGAAAATTATCTACATAGACACTCTCAAACACGAAGATTCTCTCCTCCAACACTTGCTTGAATCCCCAGACTGGGCCTCAGCGCGTCTCGAAGCCTGTGACGACGACCTCCACTCAGTCGCACCTCACTTTGTCTCCGACGCAGTCATCAAGTCAAAATGGGACAAGGCAGTAAACGCGGGCGAGACTGACTCTTTCTTCCAAGAACACCGTAACCTTCCTATCTCATCCAAAGATTCTTCCTTCCCACAGGAATATTTTAAATACTATAACTTACCACCTGAGAAGAATCTTCGTGAAGGAATTGACTTAAAGTTGTTTGACTCTGAAGTCCAACTAGACCAAAATATCGAAACTGTAATCATCCTTGATCCAGCTAAGACTGTAAAAATCCATTCTGCTGAGTCAGCCATAGTTGGAATCGGCATAGACCTTAACTCAGCTCGTCTCTATGTCCGAGACATAATCTCTGATAAGATGTACCCAGATGAAATCTACGACGCAATGTTTGGAATGGGCCAGATGCTTGGCGCGAAAGTCTTAGGCATTGAAGAAACTTCTCTAAACGAATTCATCAGACAGCCGATTAAAAATGAGATGTTTCGCAGGGGTTCATTTTTCGAACTTATCTGGCTTAAGGCTCGAGGTGGAATGAAGAAAGAACTTCGCGTTAAGGAACTTGTACCTTACTACCGAGGCGGTTACATCTATCACAATGCCTCCTGCATTAACACGCGAAAGTTAGAACAACAACTCCTTATGTTCCCTCGTTCAAAACTCTGGGATATTATGGATGCCTTAGCTTACATAATTGAGATGCTTGAACTTGGAGAACGTTACTTTTCTCCGACTAACAACCCGGAAGATTCCGAAGCTGAATACGCCGATCTCGACTACGACAAGCCAATGGAAGACTGGAGGGCTATGCAATAATGCCTGACTGTGATAATCCTAAATGTCATGAGCATATGACAACTGAGTTGGCCAAAAAAGCTGACTGGAAAAAGGTTGACGATTTGCGTAGTTGTTTGAATAAGAAAGTCCCAAAGAGTTGGCTATGGCTTGGATTTGTCTTCATCGGATTGCCTGTGTCAGTTATGGCTGCTGGTGTTTGGGCTGGTCAGACTAGCGATCCTCTTCGATATGCTGGCAAGATGGAGATCAGGAACGTTGCAACAAGAGTTGAGCGACTAGAAGAATCAAGTAAGTATCTCCGCCGTGATATTGATGAAGTTAAAGCTGGTATCAAAGAACTACTTAAGCGTACACATAAAGTTGAAAGTGGTAAATGACTATATAAAAGCAATAAGATTGTTTAATTTTAAAACGGACTAATTAATTAACTAATGGCATTTCCAGACTTACCTACACCTACTGGAGCATGGCGTTCATTCTGGGTCGGATCAGCAGGACCATTCTGGTACGACGATGGAGCGGATGTTGCAGATCCTGATTTAGAATACGATGGCTTAGCTGTGCCGCTTCAATCTGGATTTACAACTAATGCACAGATAAACATAGCTCAAGCTCCAGTTGAAGATTACCAAGCACTCCGCCTTGTGGATGTAGGAGTAATAGCCGGTGACGTAATTGGTCCTGCAGCCTCAACAGATAATGCGGTTGCAAGATGGGATGGGATTACTGGAAAGTTAATCGACGATAGTCTTCTTATAGTTGACAACATCGGTCATATCAGCTCGTTTGGCGGCAACATAGTGTTTCCGGCGGCGCAGGTTTCTTCAGCTGGAGCCAACACACTTGATGATTACCAAGAAGGTTCATGGACTCCTGGGTTGACTTTTGGTGGTGCTGCAGTTGGCCTGGTATTGGCCGAGGCAGCGGGTTACTATACCAAGGTCGGCCGAGTTGTGACAACCACTGGCTCACTTCGACTGACGGCAAAAGGAACTTCCGTTGGATCGGCAGTTCTAACTGGATTCCCTTTCCCAACCATAACTGGCGCACCGTATAGTCAGCCAAGGGCAGGTGGCGTAATTGGAGAAGCGGCGAACTTCACAACTATAACAAACATTCATTTTTATATGGACCACACAGCTTCAGTTGCTGCACTTATATTTGACCTTGGTTCAGTTGTAACAGATGCCCACTTTCAAAATACATCATATTTGTTTGGTATTTCAATAACGTACCTTACGAATTAATATAATGAGTTAGGAGCAACTAAATGCCATACATTGTCAAAGGCGAGCCATCTAGTTGGAAAGAAAGTTATTCTAAAGGTAAAGAGCATAACTATAAATACCCCTCTGGACTTAACCTCAAACCAGGAAGTGACCTGCATAATTCTCTCCGAGACAAAATCTGGGAACGCGCGAATGAGGCTAGACATGAAATCTCCAAACGCTTCCCTTACTGGCGCGAAATAGACCGAATGTTAACTGCTTACATTCCATTGAAAGACAAAGAACTAGCCGCAAAAAACAAAGACATAACTGAGCCTGTATCAATAGTCTTCCCTTACACTTATTCAATCTTAGAGTCACTCTTAACTTACCTAACAATGGCGTTCTTCCAAGACCCTATGTTTCAATATGAAGGGGTAGAAGACAACGACGTAATAGGCGCGATGATGCTTGAGATGGTAGTTAATCTCCACTGCATTAAAACCAAAGTTCCATTAGCTGTCCACACTTCACTCCGCGATTCACTAGCATACGGTGTAGGCATTGCAATACCTGGATGGAAGAAACAATTCGGACGTAAACCAGTTAAATCATCTATAATTACCCAGTCTGACCTCGGCGAACAAGTTACCAACGACGTCCAGATGGTCGATTCACTTCTTTTCGAAGGTAACAAACTATCAAACATCGACCCTTACATGTGGCTACCTGATCCTTCAGTTTCAAGTGCAAATATTCAAGATGGCGAATTCATAGGTTGGATTGATCGTGATAACTATATGAATATCTTATCAGAAGAAAGCCAATCTGAAGGTGGTCTATTCAACATCAAGTATCTTAAGGACAAAAAAGACTACCGATCAACCTTAGCCCTTGATCAAAGCGACCGCGAAGTCCGTCATGGAGGCGATAAAGAACTAAACCGTTCAATGACTAACACAACAAACCCAGTTGACATTATCAAGATGTATGTTACTATCATTCCTAAAGACTGGAAGTTGTCTAACGTTGAAGTTCCTGAAAAATGGTACTTTGAGCTTGCATCAGATGACATTATCATAGCTGCAAACCGCGCAGACCACGATCATGGAATGTATCCAGTTAGCGTAGCTTCACCTGAATATGACGGATACTCAATTACTCCAGTTAGCAGACTTGAAATGCTAAGTGGTTTGCAAGGCGTCTTAGATTTCGAATTCAACTCACACATAGCTAATGTAAAGAAAGCTATAAACGACATGCTTATAGTCGACCCATACTTAGTCAACATCAATGATTTAAAAGATCCACGACCTGGAGCGCTCATTCGCTTACGACGCCCAGCTTGGGGACGCGGAGTTGACAAGGTTGTTCAACAACTAATGGTTCAAGACATAACTCGCGCTAACATAGCAGACGCATCTTATATAACTTCTATGATGGACCGTACTTCAGGCGCCGATCAATCTATGCAAGGTTCACTTCGTCAAGGTGGCCCTGAACGCTTAACCTCTGCCGAGTTCAAGGGAACCCGCGGATCTTCAATAAGCCGCCTTCAACACATCTCAATGATCATCGGAATGCAGTTCATGCAAGACATCGGCACTATGTTCGCGGTCCACACTCAGCAATATATGTCTCAAGATGCCTACGTCCGCCTAGTTGGCAGGCATGAAGAATCTTTAAGAAAAACTTTTGCAAATCAAAACCAGCGTGGGACTAGTGTATCACTCTACGATCTGTCAGTAAACTATGATGTAATAGTCAGGGACGGTTCAATCCCTGGAGGTAACTTCTCCGACTCTTGGATTGACTTATTTAAAACAATAGGTACTAATGAAGAACTATCTCAACAATTTGATGTGACTAGAATCTTCATGTACATAGCTCAGCAGTTAGGCGCAAAAAATGTAGAAGACTTCCGACGTAACATTGATCAGATTCAGCCACAGGTAATGCCTGATGAACAAGTGCAGCAACAAGCTCAGGCTGGCAACTTAATCCCTATAAACGAAATGCAGCAATAAAGGAGACTAAACAATGAGAGCACTTTATGATGTAGTAGAATCCAGAGAAGGTTTCATCGACCAGTATGGTATGCAGCATAATTCGAAGAAAGTCAAACTAACTGCCGCGCAAGTCTTGGCTTTGCATACTACGCCGCAGACTTTGATTGCAGCGCCTGGGCCTAACAAGTTCATCCTTATTGACACAGCGATTGCCTACCTTGATTACAGTGGCGGTGCATTCGCTGGAGCCAATGACTTGGAAATCCGCGCAGTTGATGGCGCTGGAACTGTACTAGTCAATGACGGCTTCGCGGCTGCTTTCCTCAACAGTGTAGCAGACGCAATCGCAGTCGAATCCGGAGTAGCCTACTGGGGTGAAGTCACACGTGTCTTGGACCAAGCAGTAGTCGCCGTAGTCCCAGTCGCCGATCCAACTGGTGCGTTGTCAACTTCAACACTTTCAATCATCCTTAACTACACGATCATAAAGGTGCACAACTAATGCTCGATGAAGAAACTATCAGATCTTCTCAATCTGAAATTGAAGAGTTCAAAGACTCGTTTGTTTGGCTAGACATTAAGGAAGAACTCAATGATCTAGCTAAACGAGCTGAGCTTGAATATGACCTAGTCGGTGAACCGCACGTAGACGACTCAGGTCATATGATAGTTCCTAATACATCCGAGACGTTAATTCACTTAGGTGACATTAAGGGACGAAGAAAAGCAATCTCATATTTCCTAAGTATCCCAGACATACTTCTTCAAATTCTGGAGGATAAAAAAGATGACAATCGACTCAACGAAACCAGTTGATCAAGTACTAAATGCCCTATGGCCTCTTTACATTAGGGAAAATAGAGTAGAAATTAATGAAGTCTGGAATGCTATCACTGGTGCTAGTGCTGCGGATACCACCTATGAAATGGGTGCTGGAGAAAGTACTTTAGAAATAGGCGTAGACATAGCAGATATAGCGCTTGAGGTAATCTCACTAACAGGTGCTGTAGCAGTAAACCTTGAGCAGATTACTAAAGGTTCAGGTGGGATGCTTAAGACAATCCGCGCCGGAGATGGTAATGTAACTATTAAACATGACGCTAGTTACATGGTCTTAAATGGTGGGGTTGATCTAGCACTTGCTGCTGGTAACATCATTGGATTAGTAAACATCGGTGGAGACACTAGCACTAGCCTAAACGGAATCTGGTATGAAGTTTTCCGAGTAACTGGTGATGCATCTGGTAATGCAACTTATACAGCTGCAAACATGACTGCTGGACAGACTTCACTTGTAACCGGCACAGACATTAATAATGTAAGAGTTGAAGTAATCGGCCTAACAGCAGACGCGGCAGTTAACTTAACCACCATGAGTCTTGGTGAGGCTGGAGTTGTCAAACACATCATTGCACTTGATGATGATATTACTGTAGTTCAAAACACTGGTTCAACCACTGGAGGAACGTTCTTCCTTAATGCACCTGCAGGAGTTGACTTAGCAATGCAAACTCGTGATGTTTTATCAGTGACTAACATTGGCGGAGACGGAGTAGTCGTCCACGGATACTGGCTTGAACTTAACAGGAAACTTCAAGTTTAAAGTCCGTTAAATTTTTAAACAATCTAATTAATCAACAGGAGATTAACTATGGGAGAAGAAGCATTGAAAAGTGAAGTGTCTGAAATGAATGATGCCTTTGAGTCAGTGATTAAGGATTTATCACCTGAACCTGAACCTGAGTCTGATCCAAAGGAAGAAGAAATTATTGATGATAAGGAAGAAGAAGAAGTTGAGGATAAATCTACTGATGATGTAGAAGATGATTCTACGGAAGAAGAAACTGTAGATGAAGAGGAAGCTACTGATGAAAAAGAAGTTCCTGAAGAAGACGAACGAGACGCAACTATCACTGAACTGCGTAGGAAACTAGAGGAAAAAGAAACTAAAGAAGAACCTGAAAAAGAAATTCCTAAGGAAGAACCACCTACTTTCGAACCACAAGAATTCCTCACTGAGGATGAGGACTTAGAAGACTTAATTCGAGATCCAGATAAGCTTAATAAAGTATTCAATTCCATCTACCAGCGAGCAGTAACTGATACGCGCAAAACTCTTGGTGAAGGAATCTTACGTTCAATTCCTGAAATAGTTCGTTCCAGTGTAGACATGATGGATAGGCTTAAGGAAATGAACACTAAATTCTACGCTGATAATCAAGAACTACAACCATTTAAGAAAGTCGTAGCTGCAGTTTTCGAAGAAGTCGCAACTGAGCATCCTGGAAAAGACATGATGGAACTTCTCCCAATGGTTGCTGATGAATCAAGGAAACGTCTTGAACTGCACAAGAACGCCACGAAACAAGATGGACCAAGAAAATCTCCAAAGCTTCCATCTAGAAAACGGCGTATGACTATAGCGGATGATAAGCCAAACACTGACCCTCTTCTAAATGAGTTAGAAGAAATGAATAAAATAATTCGGAGGTAATAACTATGGGACTGGAAAGATTTGGTGAACAGCAGAACGAAGTTGTAGACAAGTACCACAACCCTGTTGCAGATTATGCAATGACGGTTAGGGATTATGTCTTACGACCTACAGTGGCAGCCGCCGCTATCACCATTACCTTGCCACTTGTGTCTGAGGCAAAAGGTAGATTTTACTCAATCAAAGCTGCAGGAAATGTTACTGCAATTCTTCCTGTCATCATCCAAGATGGAGATGATTCCGAGTCTTGGGACGGCGACATTAGACTTGTTGATCCAGGTGACAGCTTGCTCCTTTACTCTGATGGACTCATGTGGGCTAATGGACCTGACAGCATGGTACTGGGTGCAGCCGTAGACGACTCGCAAATTGCTATCATTAACACTTGGGGAACTGGCTTTAACAGTGCAGCTATCTTAATTGCTGCAGACAATGCTGGAACCGCACTTGCATTCGGTACAGTAGCTGACTCAATAATCATCGAGCGAGTTAACCTTACTGCTGAAATTACTGGCGGTAATTACCTCATGGGCAAGTACATGACCCTGGCAACGTCTGAAACTTTCGGCGCTACTGGCTTCATGATTGGACACTATATCCGAATTGACTGTGCTCATGTAGTCCAGGACTCTTATGCAATCTGGGGCAAGTGCTCTATTTCAGGTGCACAGCCTGGTGATACTAGCAATCAGCATGTAGGCGTCTTTGGTTCAATGACTATCGACGGCGTAGCTTGTGCCTTGGCTGACACCGGCGGTTGCTATGCAATTCTTGGTGTGGCCTCTATAGCAACTGGTGGAACACTCGACCAACCGCTTATTGCTGGACTTTTCGACTGTGGCTCTGTAGACAACATTGCTGGCTCAGTAATTGGCGTTAAGGCGTTAATGAGGAACTACTGCGACTACGGTGTTGAAGTCCATTGCTACACTAATAACAACATTGCTGGAATTCATCTGATTGCAACTGATGCTGCTAGAATGGGTAGTGGTATTAAGTTCGAGGCTTCTGCAGTTGGTGGGCAGTCTTACATCTGGCATGCTTTTAGGTTCCTTGATGCTGACATGTCTGATGGAGCTTATGTGGCAAACACTACAATTACTGATGCAGATGCTGCAGATGGCGTGATTAAGATTGACTGTGCTGGAACGCACTATTACATTCCATTCTACGATGCATCTGTAATTGACACTGAGTGGGCTGATCAGTAGAAATTAAATTCAGTGGGATAGGGTACTAGTCCTGAAAAGTTGGTTCCTGGCCAACCTTCCCACTTTAACTTCCAGGTTATCAACAGGAGATAACTAAATGGAACTTACGAACGGCGAAATCTTTGGTGCTACCAAGACTCTTGAGGAATTATTCAGTATGGAATTACCAGTTCGAACTAGCATGGCGATTGCAAAGTTGTCTACTAAACTAAGCGAACTATTCCAATCCATTGACAAAGTTCGCAATGGTTTAGTAACTCGCTATGGTGCGATGGATATTAAGACTAATCAATTATCTATTACACCTGAAAGTGAGAACTGGACTAAATTCATACTTGAACTCAATGAGTTAATGGCACAGAAGACTGAGTTAGTCTTTGACAAAATAAAACTACCTCAGGTAATCGAAGGCAAACCCTTGATGATCAAACCTAGCTCACTTGCGATGCTAGATAAATTTGTAGAACTTGAAGCGTTAAAGTCTGTTTAATTTTTTAACGGACTATGGTGACTTACCATGCTCGAAGATAGATCAGCACAACATGATAAGGAAATAGTTGATAAGTATCATAATCCTGAGGCGGACTATACTATGTCCGTCCGAGACTATGTCTTACGTCCTATGGCAGGCGAAGACAGTGGGCCGATTACAATTACCCTTCCACCTGTCTCAGAAGCCAAAGGGCGATTTTACAGCATCTTATGTCGAGAAGCA